AATGCGGGCGCAGGCCAGGGCGGCGCCGGCGACGACTGATGCCGCCCGATCCGTTCCTGAGGAGCGTCGAGACCACGTTCTCGCGTCACGGTATCTCGGCGCTCCTTGACCCGGACGGAGTTGCGCGGCCGGTGAAACTGTTGCCCGCGCGACCCGACGGCGTGATCGAGTTCGGGCAGATGCAGGTGCAGGATGCAACGGGCCTCTTCGAGATCCTGGCGAGTGACTTTGCCGGGTTCGACAGGGGGGCCGTACTCGAGATCGGCGCAGAGCGCCGGAAGGTGCAGCACCGGCGGGTGCGGGATCCGCGCCGCTACAAGGTGCTGCTCGACACCATCCCGGCAACATGACGAGGCACGACATGACCAGGAAAAAACCAGCCGCGGCGGACGTCGCGGTCACCCTCAGTGCTGCAGCGGATCTGGCCACCCGGCCCGGCCGGGTCCGGCATTTGCCTACAGGATGGTCGGGCAAGGTTTCGGCTGCGGATCGCGAGGCCCTCATCGCCTCGGGCGCTCTGGCGGTCGAGGACGCGCCGGAGCCTGCGGCAGATCCCGAAGATGCAGAAAAGTCCGAATAATGAGGCGAGCGCGCATCGAGGCGGCCCTTGAAGGGAACCTCGAGCAATACATGCGCGAGGAGCTGGACCTCGCGGAGCGCGCCGTAACAGGCGGGGTGCACAAGCGGGGTGTCGCTTTGAAACACGCCCTGAGGGCTGACGTCATTGCGGGAGGGCTCGGGCAGCGGCTTTCCAAGAGCTGGCGGCACGAGAGCTATCCGCGCAACGGCAGCAGCCTCGGGGCAGCATCCTTGGTCTTCACGAAGGCGGAAAAGCTCATCTCGGCTTTCGACAAGGGGGCTGAAGTCAAGTCGAGCGAAGGGTTCTTCCTGGCGATCCCCACGCCTTCGGCGCCGAAGCTCGGGGTGGGTCGCAAGCGGATCAGTCCGTCGACCTTTCCAGAGAATCGGTTCGGGCCGCTGCGCTTCGTCTACGTCAAGGGTGGCACCTCGCTGCTCGTGGTGGACAACCAGCGCGCCAAGAAAACGGGCGGTTACGCACGTTCGAGAAGCAAGCGCGCGCTGGCGAGCGGCACGGGTCTGCATACCGTGCCGATGTTCTGGCTGGTGCCCCGCGCACGGTTGCGCAAGCGGCTCAACGTGGAGCGTGTCGAGAGAGCGGCCTTGAACCGACTGGCCGGTGACATCGACCGAGAATTCCAGACCCTGACGCGCCGGAGATTGCGCTGATGCCAAGCACCCATGAGGCGGCGCTGCTTGCGCTGCAGGCTGCACTCGCCGGTCACGCCGCGACGGTTTTGCGCGAGCCCGACCTGCCGCTCGAATATCCCGCGGGCGGTCTGGTCAACCTCGCGCCGGACAGCCCCGTCGAAGAGGGCGTGCGCCTTGGTACCGGGGTTCGGGAATGGAGTCGGGACGTCGATCTCGAGCACGTCGTGCAGGGCGCTGATGCCGAGGAGCGCGATGCAGATATCGATGCGGCGATGAGGCAGACCGCGGCGCTTCTGCTGTCTGACCGGACGCTTGGCGGCGCCGTCGACTGGCTGGAGCTTTCGGCTCCGAAGGAGAGCGACTCCGTGCCCATGCCGGGTGCGGAGACACTGAAGGGCGCGGTGCTGGTCGCCACGCTGTTTTACGAAACCACCCTCAACCCCATGGAGTGACCCATGCCCAATGCACGCGGCGATCGCGCCAAGTTCCTCTCGCGCCGGCAGGGCGCTTTCGGCACCGCGGAGGCGGCGGCGGCCGGCGCCTTCTACCTGATGCCGTTCTACAGCTACAATGTGGTGCCCTCGGGGGAGCTGGCCAACGACGAGGCCATCCGAGGCGATGCCTTCCCCGGTGACACTGTGGCAGGCCTGCGCAACCTCGCGGGCAGCATCGAGGTGCCCATGGGGCTCGACAGCATCGGCTGGCACCTGGCGCAGATCCTTGGGCTGCCGGAAACCACCGGCACCGGACCCTACACTCATGTGTTCACCGCCGCCGCGAATCCGTCGATCCTGCTGGCCACCCATGGCATCAGCCACACGGATACCGTGGCGCATTTCGTGCAGGACAGCCTGGCGCTTGCCGGTCTGGAGATTACGGCGCAGAAGAATGGCACGCGCCAGCGCGTGAGCCTGAACATGGTGGGCCGTGAGGAGGTCAAGGCAGGAGCCACGCTCGACGCCTCCCCGGTGGCCTTCTCACCCGATCCCGTGCCGACCGGCTTTCAGGGGCAGCTGACGCTCGACGGAAACGACGCGGCAGTGACGCAAGCCAGCCTGACCCTCAACACGGGACGCGAGGCCGACCAGGAGACGATGAACGGGCTGGCCACCGCTGACGACATCAACCCGGGCATGTGGGATCTGAACGGCGCGCTCACCGCGCGGTTCCGCAATACGACGCTCTATGATGCGGCCTCGGCCGGCACCCCCATGCCGCTTGTGCTGTCCTGGCCGATAAGCGCGGGCTACAGCCTGAGCTTGAGCGTGCCGTCCGTGACCCTCGAACGCAACGGCCTGCCGATCGACGGCCGCGGCGTGATCTCGCAGAGCTTCAACTGGCGCAGCAACCGGCCCGCCACCGGGCAGGAGATGTTCGAGGTGACGCTGGTCAACGGCACCTCCGATTACGCGAACGCGGCCTGATGGTGCTGCGCCTGTCGCGGGCTCTCGACGGGGCCCGCAAGATTACTCTGGGATACGGCGTCGCCGTGTCCTTCCGGCAGTTCAGCTTCGCGGATCTGCGCGAGGCCGAAGCCACGGCCATGCGCCTCGCGCGCGAGACGCTGCCTCCCGCACACGCCTTCGATGCGGCGGCGCTTGATGACGAGGATCTCGGCCCGGAGCATGAAGAGGCGCTGCGCGGGCAGGCAGCACGTCACCTGGTCAAGCTGCTGCTGACCCGGTTCGGTACCGGCTGGGAGGGGATCGAGGACGAAACCGGCGCGCCGGCACCGCTCTCTTCCGCGAGCATCGACGCTTTCCTCGAGCTCTTCCCGGGGACGGCATCGGTGCTTCACCAGGGACTTCTGGCGCCGATGGTGGCGGTGGAGCGGGAGGGAAACGTCTCCGCGCCCTCGCCGCATACCGTTACGGCGGAGGCCTGAGCTTCTGCGCAGATTGCCGGGCGACGCCCGGGTTTTCCTGCGCACGATTCGGGGGCGAGGGCGCCTGTCCCGAAGACACACATGCACCGCAGAGCGTCGAGGGCCGAGCCCTTGCCGCGATCGGCGCCAGCTTCGCGCATCAGCGCCGCATCGGGCCCGCCGGTTATGCCGGGCTCGATATGCCTGCCTGCCTTGCGTTGACCGACGCGCAGGGCATCCCGACACACGTGGCGGCGTTGTTGCTGCCTTTCTGGGAATGGGGCCTGCTGCAGGCCTCTGCCCGTAACCGCGAGACCGAAGGCAAGTCATGAGCACCACGACGCGCAGCTATACGATCCGCCTCTCGGCCGCTGGCAAGCAGCAGCTCGAGGCGGATCTCAAAGCGCTTGGCCGGTCGGGCGAGCAGAGCCTGAAGCGCATCCAGTCCGCAGGACGTCCGGCCAGCGCTGGCTTGCGCGAAACCGACGGCGCGGCACGGCAGCTCAAGGGATCTCTGCACGCGGTCGGCCAGGAACTGCCGGCCTTCCAGCGTCTGGCGCGGTTCATGGGCACCACGGCGCTGGCGGGTGGGCTGGTGGCCTTCGGCAAGGGCGCGCTCGACGTGGGGCGTCAGTTCCAGGCGATGATGCAGCGGGTGGAGGCGGCAACACAGGCCAGCGAGGGTGACCTCGAGCGGCTCGCGGATGCAGCAAAGCGCCTCGGGGAAACGACGGTCTTCAGCGCCATGCAGGCGGCGGAGGCCATCGAGGTGCTGGCCAAAAATGGGGTTTCGGTTACCGACATCCTCGGCGGCGCCCTCGACAGCTCGGTGATGCTCGCCAGCGCGCTCGGCGCCGAGATCGCGCCCTCGGCCGATCTGGTCACCGATGTGATGCAGCAGTTCGGGCTGACGGCCGCAGAGCTTCCCGAGATCGTCGACCGGCTGACCGGTGCGGCATTCACTTCGAAGTTCGGTTTCGATGACCTGCGTCTCGCTATCGCGCAGGCGGGCGGCGTGGCCGGGACCACCGGCGTCGAGATCGACGATTTCCTGACAACGCTGTCCGCGACCGCCTCGAGCTTTGCCTCGGGCTCGGACGCCGGTACCGCCTTCAAGGCATTCCTGCAGAGGCTGGTGCCCGAATCTGACAAGGCCGCCGCGGTAATTGCGGATCTCGGGCTCGAGTTCTTCGATGCCAACGGCAACATGAAGGAGATGGCGGAGATCGCCCAGGAACTGCAGGACGGCCTCGCGGGCCTCGATGAGGCCAGCCGGCTCGAGGCGCTGAAGACCGTTTTCGGCACCGATGCGATCCGCACGGCGGCGGCGCTGGCCGCGCAGGGGGCCGAAGGGTTCCGCGACATTGCATCGGCCATCGGCGAGGTCTCGGCGCAGGAGCAGGCCGAAGTCCGGATGCGCGGTCTCGAGGGGGCGCTGAAGGAGCTGGCGGCCGCGTGGGAGGCGCTGCAGCTCGAGTCGGCACAGAACGGCGGCCTCGAGATCGCGGAGCGTTTCACCCGCCGCCTCACCGAGGCGCTGCGCTATCTCACCGAGAACTTCGAGGAGGTCGAGGAGATCGTCGAGCGGGTGGCGCAGGCGCTCACCGTTTACCTGGTCGGCAAGGGGCTGACGTTGGCCGTGGCAAGGGCGGTGGCCATGCGCGCCGCCTATATCGAGCTCGCGGGATCGGTCTCCGGCGTCGGCACGGCTGCGGGTCGCGCGGTGGCGCCGATTACGCGCCTCGGCGTTGCGGTTCGGGTTTTGACCGGAGCGCTCGGCGGGCCGCTGTCGCTGGCGATCACGGCGGCGTCCCTGATTGCCTTCGGTCTCGACACGGACAAGGCGGCGGATGCGATCAACCGTGCAGATGTTGCCGCGAAGGCCGCGGCAAGCGCGCTCGATGAATACCAGGCGGCGTCGAAGCGGGCCGCTGAAGAGCAGAAGACGCTCGGCGGCGAGGTCAGCGCTGCGACGCAGGCAATGCTGATACAGACGCGCGCCAACCTGGTCCAGGCCCTCGAGGATGCGCAGCGCGAACTCAAGGACGCGCAGGCGAGCATGTCCGGGTCGTTCTGGGACAGCAACGGATTTGATGACTTTGCGGCACGCTATCGCATTCTGTTTCGGACCAATCTTCAGACCGGAAGGCCCGAAGGTCCGACAAACCGCTATCTCACGCAGATGGCGAAGATGGCCGAGCAGGCGGGCGCGCTGGAGATTTCCGCAAGCTCTTTCATGGAAAGCTTCAGCCAGATCCAGGCGATCGGCCCGGCCTTCGAGGAAGCGGGCGTGGCGTTGCAGACGATTCTTGACGGTGGCGGGCAACTGGCCGGAAATGCTGCGCTCGAAAAGCTGCGACAGATGGCGTCGGCGGCAGGGATCTTCGTGGACGAGATCGAAGCCATTGACACGGCGGTATCGGAAACCGACCTGCGCCGCGCCTACACGGCACTCGTGACCGCGATCAACGAGGCGGTCATCGCGGGGCGGCAGCTGCGGTCCGAGGACCTCGAGCGCTTCCGCGAGAACGCCAGCAATCTCGCGGAGGCCGAGGAGGGCGTGCAGACCCTGATCGACCGGCAGCGGGACATCCTTGAGCTCTCCAAAGAGCAGGCCCAGGAGGCCCCGTTCGATGCGACCGCGGAGAGCGCGGCGCGCGCTGCGGACGAGATCGACCGGGCAACGCGCGCCTATACCGACTACCAGAAATCCCGTGTTGAGGGGGCCAGCCTCGAGCGTGATTTCCCCTCGACGCCGGCAGTTGCGCAAAAGGGCATGCGGAACTTCATCGCATGGCTCGAGGGGACCGCACCGGGGTCGCACCCGCGTGCCAAAGGCTACAACACGACGCTCGACTATGACCGTTACACCGGGCCGGTGAACCTCGAGGGTATGACCTTGAACGAAGTGCAGGCGCTTCAGCGGCGGATGCTGGCGCATCCGGATAACCCGCACAACTCCTCCGCGGTCGGCATGTACCAGATCGTCGGCACCACTCTGCGCGGTCTCATCAAGGAGATGGGTCTGACCGGCAATGAGCTTTTCACCGGGGATCTGCAGGACCAGATGGCGGATCGGCTCATTGCGCGCCGCGGCCGCAACGCCGGAGCGCTGCGCTCCGAATGGGAAGGGCTGAACCGTGCCGGCGATGCGGACATCCTTGCGGCCTATGATTCTGACCGGGGCGCCCGCGACCAGGCCCTGGCCGAAGCGGACACAAGGTCTGCTGAGGTGGCACGTGAGCGCGTAACCACCCTGCGCGAGGTCGTTGCCGTGGGAGAGCAGCAGCTCGAGCAGCTGCGCCTCGAGGCGAGCCTCGCGGGGCTGTCGGTCCAGGAGCAGGCCCGGCTTACCTTCCAGCACGAGGCGCTGGCGCGGGCCAAGCAGCAGGGCATCGATGTCGACACGCAACTGGCCGCCGACGGGCGGACGCTTCGGCAGGTGATCGATGAGCAGGCAACTGCCTTCGGGCGGCTCGCGGCTGCGAAGGATGCGGATGCGCGGTCCAGCGAGGCGGCGAAGGAAAAACAGGAGGACCTGGAAGACGAGCTGTCCCGCTACGAGGACGGAATTCGCGGATTGTTCGACAATCTCAAGCCTGGCGGCGCTGGTATCGAAGCCTTCTGGGACGATCTCGGCACCATGATCATCGACAAGCTCTGGTCCATCGTGCTCGATCCGGTTTGGGCGGCGCTGGCCTCGGCCATGCAGGGGCTCTTCTCGGGGTTCGGCGGTGGGTTGGGCGGCTTTTTCGGTTTGCTCTTCGCCGACGGTGGCCAGCTGCCGAAACGCATGGATGGTGGCCATCTGCCGAAGCGTGCCCGAGGGGGTGGTTTCTCGGGCCCACCGCGTGCCAGCGGGATGCTCGATGGCACGGGCGGCAAGCGGCAGGACAATCTGCTGTTCTGGGGCTCGGCTGGCGAGTTCATGCAGCCAGCCGCCGCGGTGGACTTCTACGGCGTCGAATTCATGGAAGCGATCCGCCAACGCCGTTTGCCCAAGCATGCGGACGGCGGCCTGATGGGCGGCGCCGGCGGAGGTGCCGGTCAGGGTGGCTGGGGCACGGTGAACATGAAAACCGAAATCTACCCCCCGCCCGGGTTCACCGGGCAGGAGGAGCGGCGGACCATGCCCGATGGCACGCGCCTGCAGAAGTTTACCTTCTCGAAAATGGTCGGGGATGCCCTGTCGACGCCCGGGGGCAGCGGGAAGCGTCTCCTCGATGCACGGGCTCCGCAGGGGTTGGTTGATCGATGAGTTACCCGACATTCCCGGTCGAGCTGCCGAAGCCGCAGCGATCGGGCTATCAGGGCCAACTGGCCAATGCCCGGCGCCTCACGACCTTCGACAGCGGCCCGCCCAAGTCTTCTCTGCGCCACGCCATGGTGGCGCGCACGATTGCAATGACGCTCGACATGGAAGCCTGGCAGGTACAGCTGTTCAGCCGCTTCTATGAGGACACCTGCCGCTTCGGGTCGGTGATGTTCTGGATGCGGGACGTCTTGATCGATGGCGCGCCGCTGCTGACCTCGGAGGGCGTGCCACGGCTGAACAGCGCCGGTGTGCCGTTGCTGGCGTCGAAACTGATGCTGTGTGCCTGGGGCGAACAGCCGCCCGCATTCTCGAGCCTCAAACTGCGCCGCGAGAGGGCGTCTTTCCAGGTGGTGGAGATGCCCGGATGAGCCGACCCAGCGCCAATTACCGCCGCGATCAGGACGCG